GTCGATGATGTTCTGGCTGTTGCCTGCGCCACTAATTGCGCCGTAACGCGATGCCAGACCCAGGTACTGACGGGGGTCAGTGGCGGGGTTGCCGTACATCAGCGTGGAGGCTTGTGCCTGATTCATGGCTTCCAGGAAAGCCGTGTCCTCGGACAAGCGGAATGCGCTGGTGTTGCCGTTCAGCTCGGCCAGGTCTTTGTCCACGCGGGCATAGGCTTCCAGCATGCCCACAGACTCGTCCACTTGCACAGTGGTCGATTTGCTGGTGGGGATACCTTGGTTGATCGAGCGCCAGTAGGCAGTCGGCAAGCCAGTGCGGATGACCACACGGTGGCCGGTGGGCAGGTTGCCCTCCTGGAAAACTGCGTCCTCCAGGATTTCATTGGACTGCGAAAGCAGTTCTGCGACGACGGGCACTTTGCCGTCAGGGTCATTGCGCTTGGCCCAATCGGCCAGGGTGAGAGCGCCAGATGCGAGTGTTGCCATGGTGTTAGATCCTGCTGATGAAAATTAAGAGGTGTAGAGGCGGTCGGCCAGAGACTTGCCACCCTGCTGGGCTGCGCGTCCACCGACAAACGTGTCCTCACTGATCGACTTGCCCGCACGGTAGAACGCACGGATGATTTCGGGGTGGTTGCCCAACCCAGATTGGTTAAGCAGCGTTTTCAGCTCAGGGGTGCCAAACTTGTCCATGGCCTTCTTGGCCACAGACAGGTTTTCAGTCAGCTTGTCGCCACCGAATTCCTTGTCGGCTTTTGCGCCCTCGATCCATGCAGCGTGGGCCGCCTGGATTTGCTCAGCCTGGCGGGCCTGTAGAACAGGAGCCACCTTGTCGATCACTTTCTGTGCGCTGTCCTGAGACAGGTTCAGCTCTTTGGCCACATCGGCATAGGCAGTGATGACGGATGCATCAAACGCCTGGCCATCCGCTTGCTTGAACTCATAGCTTTCAGGCGCACCCTCGGGCGCGGCGTCTGCTGTGGTGTCAGGCGCGGCCTGCTGACCTTCTGTTTCGCTGCTGGTTGCCTGGGTAGCGTCGGCCACTGCCGGTGCTGCTGCCACAGGTGCTGCTGTTTGCGTGTCGGCTGTGGGGGTTGTGTCGCCTTCAGTCATCAGCGTGGTTGCTTCACTCATGTGCTTTCCTTGAGCATTTCTGCATAGCGTTCAGGGGCATGCGTGGTGATCTGCGCAAGCAACCTCAACCCCTCATTGCGCTGGCCTTCAGAAAAAGCCATGGTCAATGCATTGGGGCTGAAGGAACTGCGCCACACGCCAGCCCGATCAAGCAGGCGGTGGACAAGCCGACGCCCGCGCTTATTGCTCATGAGCCATTTCAGGTCGTCTACTTCAACCTGCGCGGCCAGGCGGTTGCGCTCGTCGGATTGCTCCTGCGCAAGGTCTTGGTAGGCAATGTCAAAGGGATCGTGTTGGCCCATGACCGAACTTTGAAGCCCGGCAGGGCCGGTACGTGCACCATGAAAAAAGCCACCCGTGGGTGGCTCTGTGTAGAAGATGTGCAGCGATCAGTAACAAGCAAAAATGTTGCCGCCCGCAATGGTTGTGCCGGTGGCCTTGATGCGCGATGCGCGGATGTACTGCACGCCGAACCAGGCAGAGCTGATGGCCAACGTCACCGTGGTGCCAGCAGCCGTCACAAAGCACAGATTCCCAGCGCCCGTCAGTATCAATGCGCGGCATGTGCCACCTGGCAAATCAGCTCCATCATTAGGCGTCACAGGCTGGATGTCATTCAGGGGAGTAAAGTCGTTTTTATCTGTGATGAACGGGGTTGGTGCGGTCAGCATGTCATCACCTCTTTACAGATTGCCAGCTGGGTACAGCGCAGAAATACCTGTGGCTGTGGTGCTAGTGGCAAGGATGCGTGTGGCGTTGACGCGGATGGTCTGGCCTGCACTCAAACCGGTCAGCACAGCCGTGCCGCCACCAGCCAGGTTGATGTTCACGTTGCCTGCCCCGGTCACGTTTATTGCCGTGCATGGGCCGCCAGGCAAGTCTGTGCCGTCGGCTGGGGTTACAGCATCGCCCTCGAACTCGGTCATCTGCTTGATGCCGGTGGTCAGTGTGGGCTGGGCGAAAAGTGTGCGTGGCATGTCTATCTCCTCGGGTTGAAATCAGGTGTACCCACTGAATGCGCGGGTTGCATCAGTGAGCGCGTTGGGCTCGCCGCCGGTCTTGGCAGCAGCCAGCTTGTTGGCCGTGTCGGCAGTTTGATTCATGAGCGCAGACTGCTGGGCAGCCTGTTGCGCCTGGGCTCGTTGCTGTCGCAGCGCCTGCACCTGGTCTTCGGCCACCATGATCTGAGCGGGCAGGCCCAAGCTGTCGGCATAGATGTCGGCCCACTTGTCGGCGTCCAGCTTGTCCAGCACCTCGGGTTTGAACTGCGCCACGGCACCCAGATTGCCGATGAACCGGTCAATGCTGTTGGTGCCAACAGCACGCTGAGCCTGTGCCAGCATGCTGACCAGCTCCACATTGATGGGGCTGCCCTGCAGCTCCTCGGGTGGGGGCGGGGCAATGCCAGCCTCCATGATCTGGTCGAACGTCATTTCGATCAGCGGGTCAAGCAGCTCGTTCTGCAAGCGCTCCAGCACCGGGCCGAGCATCAGCAGCTTCTCTTCATGCCGCTCGGCCACCTCGGTGGCTGTCATGCGGGCATCAGACTGGTTAGCCAGCATCAAAAACAGGTCAGCGTAAAAGCAACCATTGATGCGCCCACGCACATCCTGAATGTCAGCCAGCAAGTGGCTCAGGTCCAGGTTGACGTCATAGGCTGTTTTGATGGAAGCACTCGGGTTGGCCGTGTCTACGTAGGTGATGCCACCCGGCAGCCGGTCAATGTCGCGGTTCTTCAGGCTGGTTGGCACCTGCAGTGGCGGGTCAATCTTGTAATTGATGCCCTTGGCCTTGGCCAGTTGCTCATGCTGCAATTGCTTGATGTCGCCCAGAGCCTCCATGCCTGGGCTGTTGCCGTACACATCGCCACCCGATGTGGCCCAGCGAGGCACCACCGCAGGAAAGCGCTTGAACCCGCTCTCGCGCAGCACCTTGTTGTGGTCAGAGCCCAGCTCAAAATAGACCGACTTCCAGGCCATGTTGAGCGCATCGACCTTGGACGGGTCACGGTCAGAGCGTGGCTCGATGCAGTGGATGACTGTCACCCATGCATCCAGCGTGCCACGGTCAAACATGTTATTGACCGTGTTGCTGCAATTCTCAATGCCGAACTCGGTCACCAGCTCGCGCACCGTTTTTTGGAACTCACGGTAAAGCGTGTCCACCTCGCCGCGCCAGTTCGTGGCTACAGCGTATTCGCCCATGGTCAGCGGGTAATGGTGGATGACGTTCTTGTGGTCAGGCATCACCAGCGCAGCGCCTGTGCCGAACGCACCCAGCTCTTCATACATCGCGTGCAGCGAGCGGTACGTGTTGGAGCGCTGAAACACCGTGTGCATGATGCGCGTCACATCGTCCAGCCACAGCTTGACTTTGGGCGCATTCATCAGCTCAGGGTCAGATGTGGCCAGGCGAAACCATGGCCTGGCCGGGCTGGTCATGCCCGACATCATCCCGGCAGCCAGCACGCGCAGTGCCCTGGTGCCGGTGCTGTCATAGATGGCATTGTGGCGGCGCTGGCCACGGTTGCGGTCCTGCACAAAGAACCGGCCAGAGCGTGGCAGCAGGTTGTCAGACAGCTCTTTCCAGTGCGCCCACCAGGTAGCCCGCTCAGTCTTGAGCTGGCCCCAGCGCGTCAGGTACTTGTGCCGTGGCGTCGTTTCTGCCATCACTGCCCCAGCAAAGTGGACTTGCCAAGCTGCAAGGTCGATGGGTCAACGCCCTGCGATCCGGTCAGCATGGTGCCCGCCTGGCCACCTCGCCCAGCCTGAGCACTTGCAGCCAGGATGGCAGATGTGTCGGGCTTTTTCTGGTTGATCTTGTTGTTGGCCTCGTCCGATGCCTTCATCGATGCGTCAGCCTGCGCCTTAGCCTGAGCTTGTGCGTCTCGCTGGGCACCTGCCTGCTTGTTGCCCGTGTAAATTGTTGCAGCAGTGCTGCCAATGGTGGCCAGCGCGGCCAGAGTAATCGGATCAATGCCCATGTCAGAGGCTCCTTGCAACAACAACATCGACAGGCTCGTACCCGTGGCGGGTGAGCATGTCGGCCAATGGCGTGCCAGCTCGGCAGTGCCATGTAAATTTGTGTGCACCTCGGCGCTGGGCCTCGGCCTCGGCGGCCTTGATCAGGCGGCCCGATGTCAGCCCATTGCGCACATCAGGGTGCACAAACAGCGCATCGTTGCTGGCCACAATCACCGAAGGGTTGTGCGGGTGAGGCACCACGGTC